CGCATCGCGGAGATGAGGGAGTCCAGCGGACCCAGCGAAAGCTCCAGCGCGTAGCCGGAGGGGACCTTGGAGGGGTCCATGGTGCCCAGGGACACGGCCGGGAGCCGGATGACGTTGGACATCTGGTCGGCGAGGTCGTGACGGTGGTTGCGGAGTTCGGCGAGCTGGGCGGAGGTGTCGAGGACGTCCATGCGGCCGTTCTCGCCGACTTTGAGGATCATGCCGGGGCCGACGGCGATCTCCTTCTGGTCGGTGGCGGTCTTCCCGGACAGGACGATGACCGGGGAGCCGGTGGTCGCCGAGGCGCGGGAGGAGTCGGTGTCGGTGCCGGCGAGCTCGTCGAACACCTGCAGCGCCTTGCCCAGGGACGACTGGCCCCAGTGCTCCTCCGCCGGCGGGACGGTGTTCGGGACGTGGATGACCGGGACGAAATCGATGTAGAGGTCGAGGTGGTCCAGGACCTCCCCGGCGGCGTTCGTCGCGAAGCGCGCGGACTCCAGGGGCAGGGTGTCGATGTCGACGGGGCCCTTGAGGTCGCCGAGGTCCCAGGTCGCGTCGGTGAGGTAGCAGGTCCGGTAGGAGACTTCGTCGTTCCACGCGTACTGGCGGGAGATGGCGCCGGTGTCGTCGACCTGGTCGCCTTGGCCGAGGAGCGGGGCGGCGGGGGTGTCGTCGGTGGGCTCGGACATGACCGGCGCGCGGACGGGCCGGCCGGTGCGGTCGACACCGGAGGCGGTGGCCGGGCGGATCCAGTCCAGCTCGTAGGTGATGCGCCGCAGCCGCGCCTTCAGGCCGCGCTTGGGATCCTCGGGGAGTTCCCAGGCGAGGTGGACACGGTCGGGGAAGTCGGCGCCGTCGCCGTCCTCGGGCAGCACGGGGAAGTAGAAGCCGGGGTCGTAGGTCTTGAGCCGGACGCGCCGCTTGCCCGCGTCCCAGTACAGCAGGTACACCCCGTCGCCGAGGCTGACGGCCTTGCGTTCGCACTGCAGCATCCGCATCGTCAGCAGCTCGTTCTCCGCCCAATCCCGCAGCAGGGACTGGACGCGTTCGGCGGCCGCCGCTTCGGTCGCGGCGCCGTCGCCGGTGGCCTGGTCGGCGCCGGGGACGGTGATGTGCTGCTCGCGGCCCATGACGTGCGCGACGAGGGTGTCGACCACCATGGACGGGTCGCCGAACTCGCGGCGTTCGCGGGCGGCGTCTCCGTCGCGGACCTGGGCGAGTTCGCCGGCTTGGTTCTGGTCGTAGGCGGCCAGGAGCTTGTACGCGGCCAGGCGGCGTTCGTCGGCGGCGGGGACCCAGGAGGCGTGGGCCTCGGGGAACGCGCGGCGGTTGGGCATGCCGAGGGTCGGGTCGCTGAACAGGGGCTTGTAGTTCAGCCAGGACCAGGCGTCGATGACAAGGGACTTGAGGCCCACAGAGTTCCCTCCGCACACAGGCCCCGCGCCTTGTGATCAGGGTACGGGCAGTTTGGTGCCGCGTTGCCCCGGACCAGAGACAAGATCATCATTCAATCGGCATATGCCTTCGTCATCACTAGTGGCAGAAGTATCGGAATCGGCTGACAGAGCGGAAGGGCGACCAATACGCTCGCCTACGAGGTGGTGACTACCTGTCACGCCACGAAGAGCCTCCGGTCCAGCGTCCAGAGAACATCACGGACCTGGAGGTCAAGTGGAAGAAACCGGCAAGAAGCCGCCTTGGCGGCGAAGGATCCCGAGCTGGATCCTCGCTGCATGCTCGTTCCTGGTGAACGCAGCACGACTGGTCCTCGAGCTGCGCAGGAACGGCTAGGGATCCCGCTCGGGGTCCTTCTCTCCCAGGCAGGAGGCGTGCCATCGGCGCGCCTCCTGTCGCACACTCACCTACAGTTTTTCGTAGGTGGTACTACCTAACGTAGAGCACCGACTGGATTCGTGAAGCGTGAATCCGCGTAGTTCAGTAACTTGGATCGGAACTCAAGTCGGCGTGGCAAGTCTGGAAAACTTTCGCCGCATGACCATCGAATCACTCCTGTCAGCGTCCACGACGGTCTGAGCGTCCACTGGCGCCTCTTCTCGGGCTTCTGCTGGCCTTCACCTCCGTCCGGACAGGCGCCGGTCCGCGTAGTTCGACGCCCCAACGGGCGCTGAGGCGGGATCTGCCAGTTCTGTCAGCGCGTGCACGCCGGCGTCCATACGGTCTGGGGAGTCCATGCCGGGGATCCAGGTGACGAGCTGACCTTCCAAGCGCGGGAACTCACCGACGTGGTGGACGAGTCCCTGCGCGTACAGCTGGGCGATCGGCTCGGCGCGCAGCCGCTTGCCCAGTTTGGCGTGGACCTCGATGACGGCCGGCATCAGCATGCCGCCGGTCTCGCCCTGTTCGGCCAGCTCCTTCCACGCCTGGCGGATGATCTGCTTGGCCATGTCGCCGCCGAAGTTCGCCTCCACGACGATGGCGTCGGCCTCGAGCTCGATGGCGAGGCGGCAGGCGGCGTGACCCCAGGTGTCGGCGCCCATGCGGCCGGACCGGTCGGCGATGACGTACAGCTCACCGGCGCCGTCGCGGCCGGCTGCGCACAGGCCCGTCTCGTCGTTGACGTCGTCCGCTCCGCCGGCGGTGTCGACGGCGACGACAACGCGGGTGAGGTCGACGCCGCGGAACGCCTGCGGGGTGACGCGGTGCTCGGTGATCCACGGCCACTTCCACACGCCGCCCTCGAGCGGGCGGGGCTTTTGCTGGTACAGGCTCCACCAGACACGTTCGCCGACCGCGCGCCGGATCTTCTCCAGCGCGCGGCGGCCGTAGCGGACCGGCCACAGTGGCTCGCCGATGGCCCGGCCTAGGACGTCGTCGTCGGAGTCGGCGATGGCGGGGAGGTCGAGGATGGTCCAGTCGTCGGCGTCTTCCCCGGCGAGGATCCGGCCGGCGAGGTCCTCCTCGTGCCAGCGGGTCTGGATAACGATTATTGACCCGCCGGGTTCGATGCGGGTGTTGAGGACGGAGGTCCACCAGTCCCATAGGCGGCGCCGCATGGTGGGTGATTCGGCGTCGGCGGCGTCCTTGATGGGGTCGTCGACGACGGCCAGGTGGGCGCCCTTGCCGGTGAGGCCGCCTCCGACACCGGCGGTGACGAGGCCGCCTTCGAGGCGTTCGCCGGTGTCGGGTTCGGCGAGGTCGAAGCGGTTGGCGGCTTTGGACCCGGCGTGGAGGGCTATGCCGAGCTGGTGGCCGTAGGAGTTGATGGCGTCGCGGATCCACCGGCCGTGGTCGTCGGCGAGGTCGGCGGAGTACGAGGCGATCATGACGCGGTGGTCGGGGTGGCGGGAGAGGTACCACAGGGGTGCCCACCGCGCGGCGCGCCGGCTCTTGCCATGTCTTGGAGGCATGGTGATGAGGACCTTGCGGGGCTGGCCCCGGGCGATGTCGCGGAACACCTGGTCGATCAGGTCCAGGTGCCGGGCCTGCTTCTCTTTGCCGTCGGTGAGGATCGCCGACATTGATCCCGGGGACCGAGCCAGGGCCATGTCCCGCTCCACGTTGGCGAGGACGGCCCGGATCTCAGAGTTGGCCAGGAGGGCTATACGGCGCCGCTGGGCGCGGTTGAGGCGCCGGTAGGCGGCGACCAGATCGAGAAGCTCTCCGGCTTCGTGTACGACCTCATCGTCGTCTAGGTCGGTGTCAGAGGTCTGCGTCGTCATCCGCGTCGCCCTCGTCAGTGAAGGGGTCGGGCTCCTCGCTGTCGTCGTCGGGGTCGCCAGCGGTACGGATGAGGTTGCGCAGCTGCTCCAGGCTCGCGGGCCCGACCTGCATGGCGCCGCCGCCCGGGCCGGAAAGCTCGGCCTTGACGGGCATGTCGAGGCCGTTGAGCTTGGCGCGGCGATCCATGAGGCGCAGTACGGTGTCGACGGCGCGCATGTCGAGTTCCTCGCCGACGATGTCGCCTTCCTTGTTCCGGATGGGCTTGGGTGTAGTGGCGGCGGGCCAGGCGGCTTCGAGGAGGCGGTCGAGGCGTTCGTTCTCCTGCTGCCGGTAGACGCTGACGGCGGCGGCCTGGTCGTCGCGGCGCTCCTCGAGCGCGCGGATGAAGTCCTTCGACGCGGACTGGCTGCTGCTGTAGCCGAGGCTGCGGATGCGTTCGTCGTCGTAGGCGACGCCCTCGAGGCGGAGACGGACTAGCTTGGCGCGGCGCTCGGCGGTGGCGGCTTGCT